AACATTTAAACGAAGCAAACTTTGATGGCCATACTGGTAAAGGTTTCAAAAATAAAAATGTTGCATCTCAAGGTGGACGAACTGCAGGTAAAAACAGACAATCTGCCGCAGGTAAAAAGCACCAAGAAGCAATGATAGACGCCGCCATTAAACAGGATAAGAAAGCATTTGATAAAGTTGCTAAGATATCTGCCAAAATGAGAAGTAAAATGTTTGGTATGACAATGAAAACTCAAAAAATGTGGTCAGTTGAGAAAGCAAAGTCAATGAAAGACGGATCGTATTGGAAGATGCCAATTAAGGATAGGAATAAACTATGAAATCATTTAAAGAAGCAGTAAGAGGCCACAGTTCTCTCCCAGCTTATAAAAGTAAATTGAAGTGGAAAAAGTCCAAGGAAGTTTCTAAAAAGAATATGAAACTTATTAATCTAAAAGCATATGTACCTGAGGTAGAGTGGACATCAGGTAAATATACTATTATTAAAGTAGGTGGACATCTTTCATACAAAAAGTATCTTATGATAAATAATGGTAAAGTACGTCCATCAGGTCACGGTAGTGGTCCACAAACATATTCAAAATTAGAAATGGCAAAGTTTTACTTTGACGAATTATAATGAAATCATTTAGTGAATATTTAAGCGAAGTTCATGGAGGGTCAGATTCTCCTATACCATTTAAGCACTTGTTACCTAAAAAGATATATCATGCCCTTAATAGGTTATTGCATAAAGATAAATATAAAGCAGCTATTAAATTAAAGCATACTATACATAGAAAATATCCAGATTATAGTGAGGCTAAGGTACTTAGATTAGTATCTGATTTTACCCACATTAAATTAAAAGAATTAAAAGCAATTTTAAATAGGAAGACTCGATATGAAGACATTTAAACAACACTTAATAGAACAAGAACAATTAGATGAATTCGCGTTTCCATTAATACCAATTATAGGAGCAGCATTTATCCCTTGGGTATTTGATAATGCAACAGATCCTATAGCAGTTCAAGCAATTGCTAAATCTGATGCTGCTGGTGTAGTGTGGGATCTAATTAAAGATGTAGCCTTGGTAGCTTGGGGTGAAATGTGGCCTGTACTAGCAGGGTTTGCTGGTGCTTATGTATTAATTAAATATGCCCCTAAGTTTTTAAAATGGGTTTATCAAACAATTAAGTATGATAAGATAGGTAAAGAATTAAGAAATGATAAAGATGTAGCTGATTTATTTGTTAGAGCATCTAAAGATAAAAAACTTGCCTCTGATTTAAAATTAGTATTGGTTGGTATGTCAAAAGAAGATCCTGGATTAATGAAAAGAATGACCCAAGACTTTATTAAAAATGCAAAGAAAGATAGTAAAGTAAAAAGTAAAATTGATAAAGAAGTTAACAAATTACAGAAGGCATAATGAAGACTTTTAAAAATCATCTATTAGAAGCAAAGAATACTCATATGGGGCATATAGAAGATGCCGTGATTGATGGTGGCGTAGATGGTACGAGGGCAGCAATTAATGCTCTCCGTGATTTAAGAAATATGCTTGCTGGTCATACCAATGACACTAAGGCAGTAACAGTAAAATGGGATGGAGCTCCGGCAGTATTTGTTGGTATCGATCCAAGTGACCAGGAGTTTTTCGTTGCAAAAAAAGGAATCTTTAATAAAAGCCCTAAAGTATATAAGTCTTTGGGTGATATTGATGCAGATACTAGTGGTGATTTGGCTAGTAAGCTCAAAATTGCTTTTACTGAACTAAAGAAGTTAGGTATTAAGAAGGGTGTATATCAAGGTGACATTATGTTTACATCAGGTGACTTAAAGAAAGTTACAATTGATGGTACAAAGTATGTTACTTTCCACCCTAACACAATTGTATATGCTGTCCCTGAAGAATCAGCCAAGGATATCTTAAAAGCTAAGATTGGTGTGGTATGGCATACTAAATACACTGGATCATCATTTGAAAAAATGAATGCATCGTTTGGCGTATCTTCAAGTGAATTTAAAAAGGTAAGTACTATATGGCAAAAGAGTGCTGACCTACCTGAAGTGCCTATGGCTACCCTTACTAAAAAGGAAACAGATGCAATTACAAAACATATTTCAAACGCGGGCAAATTATTTAACAAGATTAAAGGTAGTGTCCTTAAAGATGTTTCAACCAATAAAGAAATTAACCTTTATATTAATACATTTAGAAACACTAAGGTGCGAGGACAGAGCGAAATTTCTAACACAAGAAAACACGCCCAAGAATTAGTAAATTGGATCCATAATAGATACGATAAAGAAATTGATAAGTTAAAATCTGATAAAGGTAAGGCAAGAAAGAATGCCAAGAAGATTGAAGCACTTGCATGGTTTAATGCGGAAAATACAAAGAATTTAATACTAATGTTCGATATGCAAAATGCATTGGTAGAAGCTAAAAAGGAATTACTTACTCACCTAAATAAATTAGATGATATAAATACCTTTGTTAAGACATCTAATGGTTATAAAGTAACAGGCGCAGAAGGTTATGTTGCCATTGATCATTTAACTAACGGTGCCGTTAAAATAGTAGATAGAATGGAGTTTAGTTTTAATAACTTCTCTAAAGATATAATCAAAGGGTGGGAGTCCAATACAAGAGGATGATGATTAAAGGATTTAAGGAACATTATTTAAAAGAAGCAGCTTCAGAAGAGGTTGTAATTACCTTTGGTCGTTTTAACCCACCTACTAATGGGCATGAAAAACTATTAGACAAAGTAGCTTCAGTCGCTAAAGGTTCTAAATATAGAGTCTATGCATCTCAATCGAATGACCCTAAGAAAAATCCATTATCATTTACTGATAAAGTAAAGTTTATGCGTAAGATGTTTCCAAAGCATGCAAGGGCCATATTGATGGATAAGAATGTAAGAAACTTCTTTGATGCTTTAACTATAGCTCATGATGATGGTTTCAAACGATGCACAATCGTAGTTGGATCTGATAGGGTAAAAGAATTCGATACAGTATTAAATAGATACAATGGTAAGAAAGCTAAACATGGATTTTATGAATTCTATGGCGGTGTTAATGTAGTATCTGCAGGAGAAAGAGATCCAGATTCGGATGATGTATCTGGTATGTCTGCGTCTAAACTTAGAGCAGCAGCTAAGGCTAATGATTTAATTATATTTACTAAAGGAATGCCAAAAGGTTTCAAAGGTGCCAAAGCATTAATGAATGCGGTGAGGTCTGGTATGGGTCTTAAAGAAAGTATATCATTTAGGCAAGACATTAAATTAAAGAGGGCTTCATATTTAAGAGAAAAATATGTTAAAGGTAATCTATTTAAAGTAGAAGATAATGTAGTTGTTGTTGAAACATGCCAAACAGGCATTATAAATAAGTTATGTAGCAATTATGTACAAGTTAAATTAGATGAATCAGAGGAAGTTAAAAACTTTTGGCTATCTGATATATGTTTAAACAAGGAGTAACAAATGAAAAAATTTAGTCAAATTAGGGAAGCAGCAGCAAGTGCTGTATGGTCCAAAGTTGTAAAGTTAGAGAAAGAGTTTGAAAAATTATATAATAGTGGTAAAGGTAGTGGTACAGAAGGATTTTTAATTGCTTTTGATAAAGATATTTTTCAAGTAAGTGATCCACTTAATAGCAGAAGATCAGAGTTGTTTCAGTTATCAAAAAATGGCAAACGTATTGATCCTAGTGAGGTTACGATGAGCCAAGATGATATTAAAAAGAAAATTACTGGTGCTGCTATTACTGATGCAGAAAACCCTAAAACATTCAAAGGTGTTGGTAATTTTAATAAAGCAATGATAAAAATAATTAGTTATTAATTAGGAGTAAGATATGGCAGTAAAAAAAATAGGTTGGTTATCCAATGCAATAATGAAAGATAATGGTGTATTTTCTGATTCAGGTGAATGTTTAGTATCAGGTAGATTTGATAAAAATGCATGTGATGCTTTTAATGGTAAGCCTAAAAAGGTTGTAGTTGAAAAGAAATCTACAGTAAAAAAGATGTTTACTAAGTAATGGCTATTCTTGATGGACAACATCAGGGTTATGCTGAGACAGGTGGATCTGATAAGTCAGGAAGAGATGATAGAGTACTATTAGCAGAGATGGACCATCTCGTATCTATTGCGCCACCATTGGGTGAAGGTAGTGGAGGAGGTCCGGTTGTTATATCTCAAATTGGTCAACTGATTGCTGCTATTAATGCAGGTGATGATGTTACTAACTTTGATGTATCAGGCCTAACAGAGCTTATTGGTATTGGTGGTATTCATCAAAACACATTCAATCAGGATATTTCTGGTTGGGACGTAAGTAATATTACAGATATGACTAATATGTTTGCTGAAAATCATGCATTTTCATATGACCTATCTGGTTGGGATGTAAGTAGTGTTACAGATTGTGCATACTTTGGATATGATTCTGGGTTGACGTGTTCTATTATGCCTAACTTACCAACGTCTTGTACTGGTTGTATATAAATAAATACTAATATATTATGAGATTATATAATGATATTGACAAAAGATAATTTTGAGATATTTGCTTCAAAGCATTATCAACAAAGTAATTGGGCAACAACAGAAGATTTTAAATCAGACTTAGCACGTTTTAAATATATCAATAGATTAATTAAGCGTTATTACAGAGATGATGATTTAAAAGAAAGATTAATATTAAATCATATTATCATTCTTGGTAACATGTTTGGTCCTAAAGCAACAGCAGAAATGTTAATGGTGAAGACTGATATTACGTTACAATCAATTAGTAAAACTTTCTTGGTTTATTTGAATTATATTCCAGAAGATAGGTATGTTGACATACCGCTTGATGGAACTATTATAAACGTACTTAGGGAATTATGAGTAGAGCAGTAGATTTATATTTTAGCTTTAGATTTTTAAAGTTATTAACAGAACCATGGAAAAGCTCAGAGGCTTATTCTGAAGGGATTATTGACTCTAAAGGAAAGTTATTAATTAAACCTAGTAATTTTACTACCTCAGATCAAAAGAATGCCTATACAGTTTTTCATAGACTTGTATATAATATTAAACGTGTATTTGAAAAGATACCATTTGGGTCATCTCGTATTAAATCATATGCCGCGGCACTATTTTTAATTAGAGAAGAAACTGGTATGGATGAATCAGATATAATTGATGCTTTAGATAAAATGGGCGTATGTACATCAGTTGATTTAACTGAATCTACTCTAGTACCAGGAGAATATATGTTAAATGAAAATATATATGAAGCTTCAAAAGGTGCTATCATCGAATTAACCGACACAAACCCTGTTGGTACTTTCTCTGGAATTAATATATATAAATCAACATCCGGTATATATTTTACCGAAAATAATATCAAATAGGGGTTTACTTTTGCCCCAAAGTATGATATAATATAACTATATTAATTAAATTATAGACTATGAATTTAGAAGTGACGAAGAGAGATGGTCATAAAGAACCATTTCGCCTATCAAAGATACACAGAGTCCTAGACTGGGCTTGTGAAAATATAACCGGCGTATCAATTTCAGAAATTGAGCTTAAAGCCAACGTGCAACTATATGATAATATGGATACTACTCATATCCATGAATTACTTATTAAGTCCGCGGCTGATCTTATTTCAGAACATACACCAAATTACCAATTTGTTGCTGCACGCTTAGTTAACTATAAGCTTCGTAAGCATGTATATGGTCAATTTGAACCAATCGATGTATATTCACACATACGAAAGAACATTGAGCTTGGTGTATATGATGATGATATTCTTAATCATTATACAGAAGAAGAATTACAATATGTAACTGATTCTGTTATTAAGCATGAACGAGATGATGACTTTACTTATGTTGGGATGGAGCAATTTAGAGGTAAGTACCTAGTTCAAAATAGAACAACTGGTATTATCTATGAAACACCTCAAATGTTATATGCCATGATTGCTTTAACATTGTTTTCTAAGTATAATATTAAGAGAAGAATGTATTATGTTAAATCATTCTATAATGCCATTTCACAATTTTATATTTCATTGCCTACTCCTATCATGGCTGGAGTAAGAACACCTACAAGACAATTCTCTTCTTGTGTTGTTCTTGAAACTGATGATTCATTAGATTCTATTAATGCTGCTGCTTCATCTATTGTATCTTATATCTCTAAGAAAGCAGGGTTAGGTATTAACGCAGGTAAGATAAGAGCTGTTGGTTCACACATCGGTGATGGTTCTATTGCTCACACAGGTGTTATTCCATTCTTAAAATATTTTAAAGCTGCTGTTAAATCATGTTCACAAGGTGGCGTAAGAGGTGGAGCAGCCACAGTGCATTTTCCATTATGGCATTTAGAGTTTGAAGACCTTATTGTGTTAAAGAATAATAAAGGTACTGAGGAAACAAGAGTTAGAGAATTAGACTATTGTTTCCAATTTAATAAGTTAATGTATGAACGCCTATTGTCTGGTGGTAATATTACATTCTTTTCCCCTGATGAAGTGCCAGGTTTATATGAGGCATTCTCTGAGGATCAAGAATTATTTAAAGAGTTATATGAGAAATATGAAAGGAAACGTAACATCCGTAAGAAGACTTTACCTGCCCTTGAAGTATTTTCTCGTTTCATAACCGAGCGTAAAGAGACAGGTAGAATATACTTACAAAATATTGATCATGCAAATACGCATGGATCATTTATGGAGAAGGAAGCACCAATTCGCCAAAGTAACTTATGTCAGGAAATTGATCTTCCGTCTAAAGGCTTAAGAAGTTTTGATGATGACGAACATGGCGAAATAAGTTTATGTACTCTTGCTGCTATTAATTGGGGTATGATTAATGACCCTAAAGAATTTAAAAAGTATTGTGATTTATCTGTAAGAGCTCTTGATGCTTTATTAGATTACCAAAGTTATCCTGTTAAAGCTGCAGAGAAATCTACATTCAATAGAAGACCTTTAGGTGTTGGTATCATTAACTTTGCATACTTCCTTGCCAAGCGTGGGTTAAAATATGATGAAGGTGCCTTAGAAATAGTAGATGAATATGCAGAGGCATGGAGTTATTATTTGATTAAAGCTTCTAATAGCTTAGCTAAAGAAAAAGGTGCAGCTCCTAAATGTTATGAAACAAAATATGGCGAAGGTATATTACCAATCGATACCTATAAGAAAGAAGTTAATGAATTAGTTAAACCAAAAACTAGAATGGATTGGAAAAAATTAAGAAAAGATTTAAAAGAATATGGTATTAGAAATTCAACTCTTATGGCTTTAATGCCGGCAGAGACTTCAGCTCAAATTAGTAATAGTACTAATGGTATTGAACCACCAAGAGCTTTAGTAAGTTATAAGCAATCTAAAGATGGCGTAATGGCACAAGTAGTTCCAGGTATTCATAACTTAAAGAATAAGTATGATTTACTTTGGGATCAAAAAAGCCCTGAAGGTTATATAAAGATTATGGCAGTATTACAAAAATATATCGATCAAGGTATTTCTGTTAATACATCATATAACCCAGAGCATTATGAAGATAATAAAATACCTATGAGTGTAATGCTTAAAGATCTTATTACATTCTATAAGTATGGTGGTAAACAATTGTATTATTTTAATACGAATGATAGTGCGGGTGATGACAGTGACGATTGTGAATCGTGTAAAATTTAATAGAGGATAAAAAAATGAGTTTAGATAGAACAGGAAATGGTTACTTAGTTGACCCAACAACATGGTCACTTGATGTGATGCATGAAATGGCAAAGGAAGATGAGATTGAATTGAGTGAATCTCAAGTAATGCAAATTGAAAAAGCAAGAGAATACTTTGATGAGAATTCAAGTGTACCACCAATCAGAACATTTGCTAAGTATGTAGGGATTGATAAAGGTAAGCTATTTAAAGAATGGTTGACTGGGCCTTTAAAGCCTATTACGAAGTATGGCGGGCTTCCTCAACCAACAGGTTGTGTATAATTATTTTATTTCTTTTATTGTTACTATTTCTTTTGTCTTTGGATCTCTGAATCGACAGAATGAATTGCCTGAAATAGGGGTTTACTTTTGACCTAAAGTATGTTATAATATATATTATGTATAAATAAATTAGACTATATCTTATAGTTGATAATCAACCGAAACGTTGCCAAACTATTTTTAATATAACATAGGAGAAAAATATGTTAGATAAAGTTGTAAGTTGGATTAAAGCAGGTACTGAAGCCGGCGTAGCATTGATTGCATTAGCAATCGTATTACAGGTAATCTTTGGTGGCACTGTTCCATTCATTGGTGGCGATATCATTGCTACAATTACTGGTATAGTTGCCCAGCTTGGTGCACAAGGTCTTGTTGGTCTTGTAGCAGCGGCAGTACTATATAAGATTTTCAATAAGTAAATCTTAAGAACCGAACACCTTCTCCCGAGGCTCCGGTGGGTTTGCTAATTCCCCGATAAACTAATAATTAGCACTTAATTTAAAACAACGTAAAGTTATTATTGGAGTTATTTTGGACACGGGTTCAATTCCCGTCAACTCCACCAATGAAGGCATTATTTCCCCCGGTAGTGTCTTCTTTGATGGGGTTGCTCGGCTTCGACAAGGTAACAGAAGATAATAATCGTTAGAGAAAAAACTCTTAAAAATAACTAAAGTAAACGCAAACGCAAATACTTACGCAATCGCTGCTTAATAAGTGGGTGATTTGAGGACTTAGGCAGATTCATCCTTATAACCAAATGAATCTCCAACAAATTATAGGTATATTATGAAATCAGTATTTGAAATAAACACAAAAAACTATTTAACTAAAAATATGTTCTTTGACGAGCCTGTGGATATTGCTCGATACGATCAGGTCAAATATTCACATATACAAAAACTTCAAGAGAAAATGTCATCATTCTTCTGGACCCCTGATGAGATAGATGTTACTAAAGATAAAATTGACTTTAATAAGTTAACTGAGTCTGAGCAACATATCTTTACAGCAAATCTTAAGAGACAAATCTTATTAGACTCGGTACAAGGCAGAAGCCCTAACCTCGCATTACTACCAATTTGTTCTTTACCTGAGGTGGAGTTACTTATTGAGACTTGGGCATTCTTTGAAACAATCCATTCTAAATCATACACTCATCTAATTCGCAATGTATATCCTAACCCATCAATTGTATTTGATGAAATGGTTACCATTAAAGAGATTGTTGAATGTGGTAATGATGTTTCTAAATACTATGATGCTCTTATTGGATTTAAAGGTACTTATGGATCATATGAACATAAGAAAGCTTTATACTTATGTATGATGTCTATATTCATATTGGAAGGAATTAGATTTTATGTATCGTTTGCATGTTCTTGGGCCTTTGCTGAATTAAAGAAAATGGAAGGCAATGCAAAGATTATTAAATTAATTGCAAGAGATGAAAATACTCATTTAACTGCCTCTATACATATCATTAAAGGATTAATCAAAGAAGATTCTGATTATATTAAGATTAAAGATGAAACTGAAGATGAAGTGATGGGCATGTTTATGAGTGCCATTGAACAAGAAAGAGATTGGTGTGATTATTTATTCCAAGGTGGTTCTATGATTGGTTTAAATGCGGACTTGTTAAAAGAATATATAGAATGGATAGCAGCTAAAAGAATAAAGACCGTGGGTTACACTGTACCATACCATATAAGTAAAGCAAACCCATTACCGTTTACTGAAAAGTGGATTGGTGGTGGTAATGTACAAGTAGCTCCACAAGAAACAGAAATTACCTCTTACATTGTAGGTGGTGTTAAACAGGATGTTGAAGAAAATACTTTAAAAGGATTAAGTTTATGAGTGAAAATATTATTTGGACAACTAATTATTGCCCATTTTGTGATAAAGCAAAGGAAATGTTAGATGATAGAAATATACCATATGAAACTAGGTTAGTTGATGACGTTGAATGGACCAAGGAGAATTTATTATCTTATGTGCCAGATGCACGTACATACCCACAAATATTTTTAGGTCAAAAACACATTGGTGGATGTGATGATTTAGAATATTATTTCTCAGTGCAGGAGATGTCTGTTAATGGTTTGTGATCAATGTAATAGTAAATATGAAATATTAGTTGATGTTGATGCTAAAGAAATGATATCGGCTGGCGAACTAGATATGGAAATACCATACTGCCCCTTCTGCGGATGTGAATGTGAGTGGCGTGATGGGTTCGATGATGTGGATTTATGAGGGAGAGGAATTTATTCCCGAGATGGTGGGTGACTGGTATGGTTTTGTATATCGTATTACTAACTTACGGAACGGACATGATTACGTGGGTAGAAAATATTTTAAAACTAAACGTAAGTTAAAACCACTTAAAGGAAGAAAGAATAAAAGAATTAGAATAGTAGAAACTGATTGGCAGGACTACTATGGGTCTTCTAAAAGGTTATTAGAAGATATAGATAAATTAGGAAAGGATAATTTTAAACGTGAAATAATAGAGTTATGCAAAACAAGAGGTAATACAAATTACGCTGAGTTAGTATGGCAAGTAAATGAAAAGGTCTTGTTAAGAGAAGATAATTATAATGGTATCATTGCAATCAAGATAGGTATTGGTTCAGTGAAGAATTTGAAGGGGTAATATATGGTAATTGTAGACTATAATGGTATTGGTATTGGTTCGATAATGGGTCAATTGAATAGGGGTGAAGAATTAAGTGAAGAACTTATTCGACATGTAATTTTAAATAACTTAAGATCGTATAGGGTTAAATATCCAAAGCATACGTTTGGTGAAATGGTTATTGCTTGTGATGATAGATCATGGAGACGTGATATATTTCCTCAATATAAAGCTAATAGAACTGAAAGTAAGAAAAAGGATAATAGAGATTGGAATGAGATATTTAGAATTTTAAATATAGTAACAGATGAAATTACTAATAATTTTCCATACCCTGTGATTAAAGTTGAAAGTGCAGAGGCCGATGACATTATTGGAGCTCTTGTAAATTATAAAACACAACCACTAATGGCAGAGAAGATAGTTATCATTTCTGCTGATAGGGATTTTATTCAATTGCATACTAAAGGTGAAGTAATACAATGGTCACCAATGCAAGGGAAGATGGTAGTACCACCTGAATCAACCCCGGCACGTTATGCATTTAATCATCTTATGAAAGGTGATTCTGGTGATGGTGTGCCTAATGTATTATCCCCTGACAATTCATTCACTGATAAGATTAGACAAACGCCAATGCGTAAAAAATTAATTGATGAATGGTGGGCAGGTAGAGATAATCTTAAAGGTATTATGCCAGAAGAAGCATTTAGAAACTATATACGTAATAGGGAATTAATTGATTTAGATAGAACACCTAAAAAGATTAAAGATGAATCAATCACCCAACTAGAAAGTTATAAATACCCTAAAGAGGGTAGTGTTTTAAATTTTTTAATCGAGAAAAGAATGAATTTATTAATAGAATGTGCAGGTGAGTTTTAAATGGAAATTTTTGAAATATTAGAAGAAGTAGGTAATGTTAATTCTCGAGCTTTAAAAGCAAAGATATTAATTGATAATGATTCAGTTGCATTACGTAGTATTATGCGGATTAATTTTGACCCTGATCTTATCATTTATGTATCTGATAAACTAGAATGGACTCCAGCTCCTAATTCATCCGAATGGTATTCAACACTTAAAAATGAAACAAAGAATCTAGTACCTCTAGCTATAAAAGGTGGTATGCCTAAAGAAAGAGCAGATTATAAATTCATTTCAATACTTGAATCAATGGATCCAAAAGATGCAGCAATATTAATGTCCGCTAAGAATAAGAAACTTAAAGTTAAAGGTTTAACTCTTAAATTAGCAGAAGAAATATGGGGTCGACGAATCTTTAATTAACATGAATGCAAATGATATATTAATGTTGTTAGTAATTATATTATCAACAATCGGCTTTGTCTGGTGCACTAAACACGATTAACTATGCCAACATACGAATTTAAACATAACGAAACAGGTGAAATCTGGACCGAGACTATGTCGTACAACGATAAAGATTCTTATATGGAAGAACGTAATTGTTCTTCATACTTCTCCACGTTCCCTTCTGTTATATCAGGGTTAGGTGATGTTCATGCAAAGACTGATGATAACTTTAAAGAACGTATGAAACAAATGAAAAAAGGTGCGGGATCAGGAAACACTATACCATAAACTATTTGTTAAATAGGGGTTTACTTTTGACCTAAAGTATGTTATAATATACTATATGATATTTAAACATGAACCTATTGATCTGGGTTATAAAGATCTAAGTTGTGTTACCAAAAAAACTGGTAGAAAATATGAAACACCTAAAGGTAATTCATATCCATCAATAACAACTATACTAAGCTTACAATCTAAACAGGCTATAATGGCTTGGCGCGCCAGAGTAGGTGAGGTAGAGGCTAATAGAGTTTCAAGAAAAGCATCATCACGTGGAACCGCAGTACATACCATTGCAGAAAAATATGTTAATAATGATCTAACATGGAAAGATGCTGCATTACATGCCGTAGGTTCATTCATGGACATTAAACCTATCCTCGATGAAAGATTAACTACCGTGTATGGTCAAGAACTTCCGTTGTACTCTGATCATTTGGGTGTCGCGGGTAGAGTAGACTGTGTTGGTATCTTTGATGGTAAACTATCTATCATTGACTATAAGACTTCAAGCAAACCTAAAAAATATGAATGGGTAAAGAATTACTTTATCCAAGAAACCTTTTATGCTATTGCTTGGGAAGAAAGAACCGGAATGCCAATTACACAATTGGTAACTATTATAACTGTAGATAACAATGATCCTCAAGTGTTTATTGAGCATAGGGATAATTGGGATAAAGAATTAATTAGATGTATTAAAGAATATAAGGAGCAAGTATGAAAATAGGTGGACCGATGGAAGTAACTAGAGAGTTTTTTTCACCAATCTTAATTAAGATTGATAGAATAACAGAATATAATGCTTTAGTTGATGCATTAGAAAGAGCAGTAGAGGACCACGAAATTGGTACCAAAGAACATGAAACACTTGTTGAGATGTGTAATACCTTTACTGAGATATCCTTATAAGGAGAATAAAAAATGTTTATGTTAAAGTTTGTTGATGTAAAAAAAGATCTTTGTGAGTCATGTGCTAATGCTTTTAAAGGTGGTTGTCCTATTTGGCCAACTATTGAATTGACAGTTAACTGTGTTGAATATAAAAAGAAATAGGTATCCCTTAATGGATACAAAAAGGTATCCACAAATAACATGAAAATAGTTAACATATTTGTGCTAGTTATGTTATAATATACTATATAAACAATAAAAAAGGAAATTAAAAATTGAAAGATAATATAATTCTAGTTGATTGTGATGGTGTACTACTCGATTGGTGGCCATACTTCGAACAATGGATGGATGAAAAACATAATTTAAAACCTAAGAATAAAGAACTATATAACATAGGTAAGATTTATGAAATTCCAGGTATGGAAGCCAAACGATATGTTGGTAAGTTTAATGAATCGACACACATGGCAAATTTAGGTCCATTACGGGACGCGGTTAAATATGTACGTAAGTTATATACTGAATATGGTTTTAGGTTTCATGTAATTACATCTCAAACAACTAATAAGTCTGCACAAGAATTTAGGAAATATAATTTAGAAACTTTATTTGGTAAGGAAGTGTTTCACGGGTTTACTATTTTAGAACAAGGTGCTGATAAAGATAAAGAATTAGCAAAATGGAAAGATTCTGAATGTTGGTGGGTTGAAGATAAAATTGAAAATGTTATCCATGGTTGGGAAGCAGGTTTGAATAGTTTACTTATGGGACATGTTTATAATAAAGATGGACATAGTAATGAATGGTACTATTGTACTAATTGGAAAGAAGTTTATAATAAAATAACAGGAGGATAATATGGTAATAGAACTACAATTTATTTTAGTTGGATTTTGGGCTGCATATGTAGCAGTTAATCTTTACAATATTGATAAAAGTTTAAAAGAACTTAGAGCGATTATCACAGAAGGTGAATGCTAATGGTATATTTAATGTTGGGTGCTTTAATGGTGTGTATTGCGTACGCAATATTGCGTTGTTGATACATATGGTTCTTAATTTAAATTTTAAGACCGGTGAATGGAAAGGCAAATATAAAGGTAAGGTATTTCCCTTATGAATGTTAGGATAATAATATGGAAGTAGTTATGGTAGTTTTAGTATTTATTGCTGTCGCTGTTGGATGGTACTTAGGCAGTGTCCATCAACAGAGTAAAAAATAAAATATTATATATAATAATATTATAATACAGTAATATAAATGTATATATATATAATAGGACAAAGGTTAAAATAATCACCTACAACAATGTAAAGATTATTAAAATAATATAGGAGAATAATATGAAAAATATTATCGCAGCATTAACAGTGCTTTTAACAATCGGTTCGGTAAACGCGGGCTTTAACAATACACCTTGGGGTAATAATCAATATCAAAATCAAAGTGATAATGGTATCTTTGCTTTTAATGGTTTTAATTTTTGGGATCCTCGTTGGTACTCACAAGAATTTACTAATATGGTAAATGAGTTTGATGATGAGTTTGGTAATAATAACACACCAAAATATGGTTATGGTTATGCTCAGAAAGGTCACAATTTCCCTGTTAAAAGTAACTAATATATAAATAAATATAATGACTCTATAATATAATGGGGTCATTATTTTGATTTATATAGAAAAGGAATATTATGGCAGATAAAACATTAGATGCATCAGGCCTTAATTGCCCTATGCCAATATTAAAAACCAAAAAGGCTTTAAAACAAATGGAGTCAGGTCAAATCTTAAAAGTTATCTCAACAGATGCAGGATCAGTAAAAGATTTAGTAGCATTCTGTAATCAAACAGGTGATAAATTAATCGAATCAAGTGAAGTTGCAGGTAAATACATCTTCATCTTAGAAAAAATATAGGAGATAATATGAAAAATCTTTACAATAAGTGGATTGAAAATTGCCCGTTACCAAAATTCTTTAACTTAGAAAAGTTAGAAGATAAATAGCACCATGGCAGATATATTAGGTGCAGGTGTAGATGAAGAAGGTTTTTTATTAAATCTTAAAGATTGGACACCAGAAATTGCAATTGAAATGGCAAAGGCAGACGACATTGATTTAGCAGACGAAAACGCTGAGTTATATCACGAACGTTGGGATGTTCTTAATCTTTTACGTGACTACTTTGAAGAGTACCAAATCGCACCAGCAGTAAGAGTACTGACTAAAGCAGTTGGTAAGAAACTAGGTAAGGATAAAGGTAAGTCAAAATATCTATACGTGTTGTTCCCGTATGGTCCTGGTAAGCAAGGTTGTAAATTTGCTGGGTTGCCTAAGCCAACAGGTTGTATTTAAGGTATATAAAAAGAATATGAAGTCTGCTGAAGAGTTAGAAGACTACAGATAATATGGATGAAGATAGCAATTACTGGAGTTAAGTTATGGAAAAATTGAAAGGTGTGTTAATTGCAATAACATTGTGGACTGGATTGATTATGATGGGAGATGCTAGTGCAGAAACCATTACAATGGATGTTGACAAGTGGAATGGCACAAGTGGTACTTATGTTTGTAAAGATGTAAAGACATGTTATATGTTATATTTAAATGCTGAAGCACGTGGTAGTATCTATTATTGCAATTCAGTAGTTATAAAGAGAGATGGACGAGTAATCTGGTATAAAAACTTATATAGATAAGCTTGAGATGTGTATATATAAATTGTATAATTTAATACATATTGTGTCATAAATAACACAAAGGGTTTTTGTCCACCGACCTTATAACGGGGGATATTATATATAGGAATGAGAAAATGAATAGAAATTTAATTGCAGGTGTTGCAACTATAATGGTGGTAACTTCAACTTATGCGGATATGACAATTTCAGGTAAGTATGAAGGTGTGGCAGCAACTAGTGGAGGTCCGGCAACATATACACAAGATTTGGATTTAACACTTAAAGCTACTGTTGGTGATACTACGGTAAAGGCAACACTTGAAAATTTAACAGGTGGTGAAACTGTTAAGGCTAAACAATTATATATTACTACTAAAATTGAAGGTTTAAAATTTAAGGCTGGTACATATAAAACACAAAATGGTGGTGGTCTACTTCAAAAGAAAACAAATGCATCTCAAATGCAAATTTCAACTAAGGTATCAGGCGTAGGTATTGCAGTGAATCAAGTATCAGGTGATGGTAATGCCACATTCGATACACATAGTTCAATCGCTGGCGTCAAGGTTAAAGTACAAAATGTAAGTAATGCTACACGTTTTATTACTGCTTCAACTAAAATAGCCGGTGTTGATTTTTATGTTGAAACACAAGCATATACTTCTACTGCTAGGAACACAGCCATAACTGCTTCAACTTCAATTAGTGTATCTGAAACTACTACAATTGGTATTGCAGGTGTTTATTTAGATGTTGAAGATGCAAAAGGTGTAACTCAAAATGATGGTATTATTGGTGATGTATCAGATGCTAATTCAGGTACAACTGTTAAGGCAGGTATTGTAACTGTTGATACTACATTGGGTAAGGTTACAGGTAAGTACATTAATAAGAATGATATTAACACTACTGAAGTTAAGTTAAAGAGAGGTGTTATGGAATATGGTTACTCTAAACCAGATAATGGTGATGCCACATTTGATGCAACATTAACTATCCAGTTTTAATATTTAATTAAGACTACTAAGGGACCTTTATTGGTCCCTTTTTAGTTTACTATTCAACAACCCCCAGCATATCCTAAGTTTAAATACTTATGTATAATATAATTATAACATTTCTACCGAAAAACTAAACTAATTTGGTATCCATTAAGGGATACAAAAAGGTATCCCTATATAGTTTAAAAATAGTTAACACTTTTCACCTAGATGTGTTATAATATACATATAAACAATAAAAAAGGAAGTTAAAAATGGAAATAATAAAAAAATCAGAAAAGAATAATTACTTAAAGACAAAGAATAGATACTATATCGCCGGGTGGTGTGATGGTGAACAAAGTACTGATATTGTTATGCGTGAAAATACGCCAGAATATCAGGACTATTTAAGTGGTTATGCAGATGCTAAAGAAAATTCATTTACTATGGAGGGATGTTAATGGAAAAACTAAAATCAATGAATAAGGTTGAGGAATTTAATTTTTTATGGTCATTTAATGATGTATTTAAAGCCGGTTGGCTTGATGGTAGATATAATAGGGAACCCATTTATGATACTCAAAAGAAATATGATTGTTTAAAAGAAAGATACTGTGAAGGTTATTTTTCAGGTCGTGTGTATATGATATACCATGACTAAATATGAAGGGGGTTTATAAGTGAAAATGCATAATGAAAAAGAATGTGAAATTAAATGTGAAGGTTTAACTATATTACTTAAAGAGTTAAGGGTTCATTGTTTACTTGATCAAGATTATACTAAATTAGATCGAGTCGAAAGTGCTTTACAATTAATTGGTGAATTAAAAGGAGAGTTTGGTGTCAAAAAATAATAATCAAAATGCAGTTGTATATAAGGATATTACCGAGTCAGGTAAATCTTTATTGCAATTATATATTGAAGTAAAGGATGAACGAGATAAGTTAATTGCTCGTCTTGTTGCTAATAGAATTATAGGAAGACCATATAATGGGTGAGTTTTTATTTTGGTTTGTGTTCGTAGGGTTCTTTTTTATGGTAGGTATTGAAATAGGGAGAAAAAGGTAATGATTAGTAAATGGTTTGAAAAGGTAGAAAAACTTTAAATGGAGGAATATGTTAGACGAAAATAGTATTGAAAATATTGAAGTGACTGATATGCCTGATGGATCTGCCAAGATAACAATGGATATCGATGAAGATGCACAAACAGCATTAATGAAACAGGGTATGCAATACCTTATTGATGAGATGAGTATGCATGATAAGGTTGTTGTTATGGAACCAAACGAATTTACTGGCGAAGCAAAAACTTGGGAATTATCTGATGATGACCGAAATGCATTGTTTCACTTTGGATTCATTAATGCACTGAAACTTGGAATGAAAGAAATGAACACAAGCAAATTAGAATATATGGAAGATGTTGCTAATGCTACCACGGCAGCCATTATTGCAATGGAAGACCAATTGATTT